TATATGTCTAACATAATCCTAAATCCAAGCTCAGGAATTCTGGAGTTTAATACCGGCGTCGCCGGGTCACTAACTCTAGATAATTCCTTGTCTGGAGCTTCTCGTTTTAGATTTAATAGCGGCGAAATTAATTTAACAAGTTACGCTTCAGGAAATCTAAATCGCTTCACGATTGACGGGGGTCAAGGAAGATTGTTCCTGATTGACGACAATTTATCTGGCAGCTTATTTAGCGTCAATACTATTGCTGGACTGCCAGTATTAGAAGCCTTTAGCGACAACAGGGTCATTTTGGGAGAATATAATAAATATAATTTAATTGTTTCGGGAGGAAGCGTTGGCATTGGCGGCTTGCCAAATACTGGCACGCAAAAATTATATGTAAGCGGCAACCTGGTGGTGGGAGGAAATTTAGGCGTAAGTGGAACTTTAAATCTTGGAACAGCTTCTACTGGCGCGGGAAGCAGCTATAATATTGGATTTTCTCCATTTTTCGTCTACACCGGTTCAGTACTTTCAACTGGCATCATGCCGTTAATAAGTTCTTCCGTTGGAAGTTCTTATTTTATAAAAAATAGAGGAACTGCCGTTTTCACATTAAGCGGATCCAGCACAGACCAATTTACTCCAATTAGCGGAACCGGAGCCTTTACCAGAAGTGTACCAATGGTAACGGGACAAGCACATACCGTAATAAATGATGGTTTATATTGGAATGTAATGACGACACTTATTTAAAAAATAAAAATTATGAACATAGAACCAAAAACAGTAACTACATCAAGAACGATTGATGCTACTTTTACTATTTCGAGCTTAAATAGCACTCACGTAACTTGGGATGATCCATTTAAAAAAGCCTTAAGAATTCAATTAATTGAAGCTACTCCTCCACAAAACATACTTGTCGAAGGATCCGAATATGACTCTTTGGGTCAATGGACTGACGAGACGTTGCAGCAATTCCTTATCACAAAATTTAATTTGGTAGAAATTCCTTAATTAATCTAGTATACATATATGCAAATGCTAAACTTTACTTAGGTGTGGGGTTTAGCATTTTTTTATGAAAAATAAAAATAAAATCAAAAAAGATGTCTCTCCTTACGTTTATCAAGATGAAAAATTTAAAGGAAAGTTAGAATTTAAAAATCGCATAAAATGGACAGAAAAGCAATTAAAACTTCTTGATATTGCTGCCGATAAAGACGCAAGAGTTGTTTTTATTAAAGGCCCCGCCGGATCTAGTAAATCCATTTTGGCAGTATACGCCGCGCTTCAGATGCTTGATCAGAAAAAGGTTTCAGAAGTTATGTATATCCGCTCTGCGGTTGAAAGCTCTGAGTCTAAAATGGGGTTTTTGCCCGGCTCTAGCGAAGAAAAAATGTTGTATTATAATCTGCCGTTCATGGAAAAGTTAGATGAGCTTTTGCCGCATGGAGATGTTGAGTCGTTGAAAAAGCAGAATAAAGTATCTTGTTTTTCCACGAACTTTGCGCGAGGAATGAGTTGGAGCGCAAAAGCCGTCATCATGGATGAGGCTCAAAATTCTTCAAAAAAGGAAATCGTAACAATCCTTACTCGACTGGGTCAATTTTCGAGATGTTTCATTTTGGCTGACCCGCTTCAAACTGACTTGCCAAGCGGCAAAGGCGGCGCTTTTGAAGAGTTGTATACCTTGTTTGATAATGAAGATAGCCGGGCACACGGCATTCATGTTTTTGAATTTACAGAAGACGATATTATGCGCTCAGAACTCGTCAAATTCATAGTCAAGAAATTAAAGAAACTTTGAACTAAATTTCTTTAGGTCGTATATTTTAAACTTCCCCTCGCGGGAAAAGGATATTTTTTGTATTTTATTTTCTAGCTCTCTAGAGATTAATTCTTGGATATTCGTCACCTGCTTATTAAAGGTCGCGAAAATTATAAATATCGAGTTTCCCTCCTCCTCGGATGGCTTGTCGTATTTTTTGTAAACGTCATTCAAGTCATTAATATCGAATATTTTATAAAAGACTAAACAATCATTATCGCTATATATGTTGCCATTAAAGTCTTTATATAGCTTAACGAGGGTTTCAATGAATTTGTTGTTTTTTGATTGTAGGAGGCTTCTTCTAATGATAAATTCGCTATTTGGGTGGTTTTTAACAAGGAGTTCTTGACATTTTTGAAAGATTTTTATCTTTTCTTGCGCGGGGAGAGGCTGGTACACGTTATTCATTTTTGTATAAATTATTTTAATAGTTAATCTTTAATTTTTATAATAAATATAAATATTTATGCAATATTGTCATAACTGCGGAAAAAAAATGCCGCAAAGCTCTTTATCTTTTTGTCCGTTCTGTGGAACGAATTTAAAATCTTTGCTAGCTAAACCTCCTTCAAAAGAAGAGCCCCCGCCGCCGAAGAAAACTATGATAAGTTCATTTCGTCCATTTTCAAACTCAGCGGATGACGACGATGATGATAGAGATGACTACGCTAATCGCGACAGGTTAGATATTTCCATCTCTGAGTTGCACGTCGAGATCGGAGACGTTAGAAGAAATAAAGAAACTATTGGAGGATTGATGAGTCAAGGTCCGACAAATGAAGAACCAAGACAAAATTCAATAGGTGACCAAAAAGCCGTAATTGAAGCTTTCCAAAAAGAGGGGTCAGCACTTCGTCCAAGAGTAAGCTCTCGTCAAAATGCACAAAACGAAGAATAGTCCCATATTGTCTTTTGAGGACTCTTATGCTATCATTAGTAAAGAGATCTCGAAGAAGAGATATAAGTGGACGCTCAATTCATTAAATTGGCTTGGGTGGGAAGATGTTTCTCAGATTATACTGCTTCACATTTATGAAAAATGGCATCTATATAATCAAGATAAGCCGCTGCAGCCCTGGCTTGGAGCGATAATCTCAAATCAAATCAAAAATATAATTCGTAACAATTACAGTAATTATACTAGACCTTGTTTGAAATGTAAAGCTGCAGAAGTTAATGATTCTTGTAAAATCTATAAGAACGAATGCTCCAATTGTCCGCTATTCGCAGAATGGGAAAAGCGGAGGAAATCAGCCTACGATGTCAAAATTCCAGTCTCAATTGAAAATCATTCAAATGAGGTGTACGAAATTTCCGAAGACTCGCATGGCTTCGAAAGAAACGTCAGAGAAATGCACGCCAAAATGAAAAAGATTCTTAAACCTATTGAATATAAAGTTTATAAAGGACTCTTTATTGATAACGAGTCAGAAGAAATTCTCGCCAAAAGATTAGGTTATATTTCAAACGAAAAGAATAGAATTCCTGGCTACAAGCAAATCAAAAATATAAAAAAATCCATCATAATCAAAGCTAAAAAATGTATCTTTAACGAAGAAGTTGATATTTACTAAATGAACGACGACATTACATTAACCGAGGAGCAGAAGAGTAAAATCCTTGAAGTCTGGAAAGCTAATCCCAAGGCTCCGCCTTTTTTAAAGGATATATCAAAGGTCGTCTTTGACAAAGAGGTCGATGGCAGAAGCAAAGAGGGTAAGGCTATTAAGGAATTTTTAGCTGAACAAAGTTTAATGCCCAAATCTTCAGAGTATATTCCCAAGGATGAAATAACTCTAACCGAAAATCAAAAAGAGTTCATAATTAACAATGCCTCTACTATGAATGCTCTTGAAATGTCAAAGACGTTATTTAACAACAAAAGACTCTCCAATTTAAACAAAGAAACTAAAACCGTAAACGATTTCTTAAAAACTGTAGACAAAAAAGTCCTTTATGGTGACCTAGGTGAAGTTCCCGAAGAGGTCACTTATAGGCCGCCGAAAACCTTTGAGAGAATGTTGTTTAAAATTAATAAATATATTCACGAAGGGATAGACAAAGAAAAAATTACCTCTCGCCAAAAAAAAGAAGTTAATGCAATCATTGGTTATTTGAATACTTATAGATACATTCATCAGATTAACACTTATACCACTCAGTCTGATAGAGAATTATATGAGAGTAGCTTTATTCGTTATACTTTTGACAAAGCCGACTTAACTCAAGAAGAGGTTGACCAGTATATCGTTTTGAGCACCGAAGTTGTAATATCTTCAAGCATTCAAGCGACAATTGTTAAATTACAAGGGCTTTTAGATGACGCTACGGACAATGCTGATAATGTTAAGATTTCTATGAGTCTAGTTGAGGCCATTAACACGGCGAGAACAGAATACAATCAATGCGTCTCGCGTCAACAAAAACTTTTAAATGACTTAAAAGAAAAGCGCAGTGACAGAATTAAAAATCAAATCAAAGAGAACGCTAGCATTTTGAACCTCGTGCAATTATGGAAAGACGAAGAATCTAGAATAAAATTAATAAATTTAGCAAATTTAAGAAAACAAGTCTTGAAGGATGAAATAGAAAGACTCACAACAATGGATGAAGTTAAATGCAGAATCCTTGGCATCAGTCCTGAAGAGGTATTGAATGGTTAATTGTAAAATTTGCGACAGCCCTTATGAAGACGATAAGAGTTTGCATCATCATTTAAAGGCTCATAAAATTCATGTCTTTGAATATTATCAGACCCATTTTCCAAGGCTCGATCTTTATGATCAAAAGCTAATTTTATTTAAAAATAAAAAGCAATATTTTGAAACAGACTTTAATTCTGCAAAAAATATGTGCCTGTGGCTAAACTCGCAGCCCGAAAAGGTTAAGTCTGAGTATCTTAAAGACTTATTAGTCAAAAGAAAAAATGAAAAAAATTTAATATATTCTCCCACCCAAGTTGAATTGCGGTCTTGTAAGATTCCTGGGATAAAATATTTTAATCAAATTTTTGTAAATTATTACGCCTTGTGCGAGTCAATGGGTTTTAAAAATAAATATATTATTCCAAACAAAATTAATTTAAAAAACATATTTGATGACGCCGCCGCGAAGATATATATCGATACAAGGGAGCAGCTTCCCCTCGAATTTAGTTGTCCTACAGAAGTTAAGACTTTGAGCTTTGGAGACTATTCTTTTAGCCTATCCGAAAAGATTGGTAGATGTTATGTCGAGAGAAAGTCTTTGAGCGATTTTATCGGAACGCTTTCCGGAGGCTTTGAAAGATTTGAAAGAGAAATTATTCGGGCAAAAGATGCAAAAGCTAATCTTGTTATTTTGATTGAAGAGAGTTTAAGTAATGCTTTAAAATTTAATACTCTTGAGGGGATTTATAAAAAGGGCATGAAGATAACGCCGGAATACGTGTTTCACAACGTAAGAGAATTGATTCAAAAATATGATCATATACAATTTCTATTTGTAAAGGATAGGGAAGAGGCGGCAAAAATGATAAAAAGACTTTTCTCTAATCCTAATCAAGTTAAAAAAATTGACTTACAATATCATTACGATATGGGAGTTTTATAAAATGTGGTATTCTTCTGAAAAATATGCTAAACCCGTAAAAGACCTTAATGCCGAATTAATGTTATTAAAAGGGGACTTAGAAGATAAAGAGGCTAAGATTACTCTTGCAAAATTTCTTCGAGCTAACATTGGATTTACTACAGAGCTCATTTCTGGGATTAAATTGGCCCCATATCAAGAAGTAATCTTAAAATCCATGCTAAATAGAAATTTTTGCATGAATGTCTGGGGTCGCGGATCGGCAAAAACTTTCGTAGCCAGCGTATTTTGTTTTTTACAGTGCATCTTTGAGCCAAATTCAAAAATTCTTATAGCCGGGCCCACCTTTAGAACTGCAAGATTTATTTTTAACAATTTGGAAAAAATGGTCGACTCTAAAGGAGGAGAGCTTCTTCAACAAGCATTTGGAGTAAAGGCAAAAAGAAACGATCAATTCGAATGGCAGATAAATGGTGGCAGTATAACGGCCATTCCTCTAAACGGCGAAAAGATTCGCGGATTTCGCGCAAATATTCTGGTATTGGACGAATATCTTCTCCTCCCCGAGGAAATTATTAAAAATGTTTTAATGCCCTTCTTGGTGGCTCCGCAGAACATACGAGAAAGATTAGAAATTAGAGAAATTGAAGATAAGTTAATTAAAGACGGTCTTATGAAAGAGGAGGATCGTCATGTATTTCAAAACAATTCCAAAATGATAGCCCTATCCTCGGCGTCTTTTACATTTGAAAATCTCTACAAGACTTATCAAGAGTGGACTGAGAAAATTTACAGCAAAGAAATGGGAGACGCAAGTTATTTCATAAGTCAATTAAGTTATGAAGCCCTTCCTACGGAAATGGTCGACAAAAATATTATTGAAGAAGCTCAAAGCGGGGGATTATCCAACTCCTCTTTC